CAACTCCGGGGAATTTGAATATAGCACCTATGTCGGACGGTACACGCAGTCTTGATTTTCCGGGATCAACAAATATTATCGACGGTCAAGCAAAAAAATATATGTTTTCTATTGAGAATTTAGCATGGAAAACATCAAACAAACCAGGATATACTTATGATGATTTACCATTTTGTGAAAGAGGGCCAAATGGGGGTAGAGTTATGTGGTTTCCACCATATGATTTAAAAGTTAATGAATCAAATAATGCGAACTGGGAAACTAATACATTTATTGGTAGACCAGAACCCATTTATACATATCAAAACACACAAAGATCCGGAACAGTTTCTTTTAAAGTTATTGTTGACCATCCAAGTATTTTAAATCTTTTAATTAAAGATATTAGTGATGAAGAAGCAGAAGAATATTTAAATTCTTTTTTTGCTGGTTGTGAAGAAGTTGATTTTTATACTTTGGTTAGAAAATATATTAATCTAGATAGAAGTGATTTAGAATTAATTATTGCTTATTTACAATATTATAAAGATGGTAAAAAGAGCGATCGAATAGACACTATTAATTTTAGAAATATTGCTGGTGAAGTAACAACAACAGCGCCAACAACTGTCGGTGCCATTGCAGCAAAAGAAGGGCGCGATACTTTTGGTGAAGGTTTTGATGATTATCTTTATTTTGAAAATGATTTCCCAAAACCAAAAACAACAATAAATGCTGATCAAGATTATGGTAAAGAATATGCTAGATATTATGGTGGCAAAGAAACATATAAAACAAAATTAACAACGGCATTAACTGATTTATTTTCAAAAGATACTGCAGATTATAAGCATGATAGAAATGTGATTTATGGTTCTGAAAATCCAACATCAACCGAAACAGAAGCAAATTTAAAAACAAGAACACTAACCGAGATTGATAAAGGCTTTGCTCAATTGGAGAAACGCTTTACAGATCTAACAGCAAAAATAGATGCATTAAAAGCAATATTAGAAAAAGACCCTAAGTCTCTTAAAAAAGTAGATTTATATATTGAATCAACAACATCGTTTGTTGCTGATGATACATATAATATTAAATTATCATACAGAAGATCTGATAGTATTATTAGATATGTTTTAAATAGATTATCAAAAAACAATTATAATGCACCAACTAAATGGGAAGCAACAATAAAAGATTTAGAAAATAATAACACCCAAAGAAAAGAGGATAAAATAAAAATAACAGCGAAAGATTTGGGTTATTCTGATGATACAACAACAGAGTTTAAAATCGAATTTGTCAATAAAGGTGAAAAGGCGGTTAGTGGCGGAGAAGAGAAATATGATTGTACCAACAAAGAAATAAAAACAAAAAGCGGGTTAAAAGAATTTGCACCAATCACATTTTTCTGTAGATCGACAAAAGTAAAACTAACAACACAAGTGGCTGTTCCGGGCACACCAGGAAAACCTGGTACTGAAATTCCTGGAACAACAACCATTAAACCAGGAACAACAGAGATAACTGTAGATGGTCAAGATATACCAAGAAAGCCACCTCTTGATGTTGTTAAATTATTAATAATGAAAGCATTATCAGAATGTTTCTATTTTAAAAAATTAGAAGAAACAGATCCGGTAGTATTTTCTTCATTAAAAGAAAAATTAAAATATTTTCATCCAGCATTTCACTCAATGACACCAGAGGGATTAAATGCTAGATTAACGTTCTTACAACAATGTTTAAGACCTGGTGATACTATACCAATTAAAAACGTTGGCCCAGAAAAATTATCAGATGCTAGAAATACAACATTTGGACCACCACCAATTTGTGTAATGAGAATTGGTGATTTCTATCATTCAAAAGTTGTTATAAAAGATTTAAGTATTGCATTTGAAGATGCTACATGGGACTTAAACCCAGAGGGTATTGGTATTCAACCAATGTTAGCGAATGTAACGTTACAAGTTTATTTCATTGGTGGACAAGGTATGAAAGAACCTGTTGCTAGATTACAAAATGCATTATCATCAAACTTCTATGCAAATACAGAAGTATATGATTATAGAGCAGAATCTACTGCAGATCAAAACGAGTTAATTAAATTTAACATAGACTTCTTAGAACAATTAAGATTGTCTACTGATGATACACCAACTGTTCCCGGTAAAGAAACATCACCGGAAGAACAAATTAATGGAGAATTTATTGGGTTAGTAGTTAAAAATGAATTAGTGTATTCAACACAGATGATAGCAGTAGTTAATCAAGCAAATTCATATCATTCATTATATAAAGACGCATATAATAAATTATTAACAACATATGGTGAACAATTATTACCATTGTTTATTTCACCAACTTATAGAGCAAATAATAAAGTAGATGTTCAAACAACACAAACAGCATCAAAACAAATTAATCTATTTGGTTTATACTCTGGTAATTTAGACTTCTCAACTTTATTAGGTAGATTTGGTGATAAGTTATTGGCTAAGTTTAATACATCTGATCATAACGAAGTTTTAAATTTAGATTTATCGGGCGGAGAATCAAAATCTGAAAGATCTAAAAAATTACTCAATCCATATATTAAAAAAGAAATAAATGCATTTTTAGATAAATTAAAAGGAGATAAGACATTAACAGAGTTTGAAAAAATGAGAAATAGTTTGATTAAAACTATTGACGGGTTAAATTTCGTTTTATCTACAAATGGATTAGATGCTAAAATAGAGAAAAAGGTAGCATCTGCGGTTCAATTAGCAAATTTTGTTGATACGGAGTTTTATTCACATTATGATCAAGCAATAGATATTTTTGAAAAAAATGAATCATTATATACTTCTGGATTGAATACAGATATTGATTTTAAAAACCCAACAATTACAGACGATATTTACAAATCTATATTAAGTGTTATATTATCACAAAAGGGTAAAGTAGAAGAAATTAAAAAATTATATACCGATTCTGCTGATAAGAAGTTTTTTGATGAGAATACCGTTGAAAAAATAGAAAAAAGATTGGCTAAGTTTATTAAAAATGCTATACCTGATGAGAAAAAATTAAAGTATAAAGAAGCGAAATCAACCAAAACAGATTATTCTGAATATGGTAGATATACGTATACTGCTAGTACTTTAACTTCTCAGCAAGAAGAAGTAATTAATAAAATACATACAAATAAAGACAATTCTACTAAAACAAAATTAAATTTTATAAGATAACATGAACAAGTATTTTAATAGATATGAATATTTTCTTGAAGATGGCGAATTTAAAATCGTACCAGGAATACAAATACCACCTAAAAGTACTGATAAGTTCATGGTATATAAAAAAGGTAAAGACAGATTGGATAAAGCTTCACAAGAATTTTATAACACCCCACTATTTGGGTGGTTAATCTTATTAGCGAATCCAAACACGGGAGCTTTAGAGTTTGAAATACCTGATAACTCTTTGTTAAGAATACCTTTTCCACTTGTTAATTCTTTACAAGATTATAAAAAGAACGTAGAATTGTATAAACTATATTATGGCGACTAATTCAATAAGTGAAAATGAAAATATATTAGTTAGAGTTGATCAACAAAACATTGTACATATCGACCCTAATAGTATATTGACGTCTGACGGTGAAATAAAAAGTAGATTAGTTGATCATGAAAGCTTAGTTACATATGTAAACCTTGAGGCCGATTTAGTACCTAGAAGTATTTTATTTGCTGACAAAGCTGAAAATTCATTACTATCAATTGCATCTGGTACTTTTAACATGATGCGTAATCAGGGGGACAAAAATCCTTTTGAAAATAATTTAGATTCAAATTGGACAGAAACTTTTAATCCGGCTTTAACCAGAAAAAACGATGACGGAACAACAGAGTTTCTAACTCCTCCAAACTATGATTCATCAGCACAAACTTTTGGTATTCAAAGTATTCAAATTGTTGTAAAAGGTGCTAGTGGTATTCCACAAGTTTCTATTAACTTTTTGGATGTAAGAGGTAAAACATTATTTGAGTCGCCAGAAAATTCGCCATACAAAGCATTTTTTCACCAACCTTGGCCAGTGTTTTATTTAACTGTTAAAGGTTATTTTGGTAAAGCAATTAGATATAGACTTCACCTTGTTGATTTTAAAACCAAGTTTAACGGCGGTACAGGAAATTTTGAAATAACAACAAAATTTGTTGGGTCTACATACGCGTATTTAAGTGATATCTTATTACAAAATGCGCTTAATGCACCATACATGTACATGGTTGAAAAACCTGGGGATTATAAAACAAATGACAAAACAGGGTTTGTTGAAAAAAGAGTATCAAAATCAACAAAAGGGTATTCAATTCTATCTTCAGTATATGATGAATATAAAGCAAAAGGTTATGTATCAAAAGATTTCCCGGTTAAAACATTGAGAGATTTGATAATGACCGCAAATTCATTAGACAAGATTATTGAAAATGCATTATTTGCTGAAGTTGTTGATCCAACTGTTTTAAGTGATGTTGCAGAATATGATTCAATATTAGATGGTTTTGAAAAATCAATTGTTGCTTGGGGTGGTAGATATTTGAGTGGTACAGTTCTAGATCGTGTAAATGATTGGGACCATTTTGGATTAACCAAAACAGTTACAGACAAAACCTCAACAACTAATGGGGCTAATAGTGGTGATATTATAACTGGAACAACAAACAATTTATCATTACAAAGAAAAATAACATATTATGTTGATAAACTAGAAAAGAATAGTGCATTTGGTAAAATTGTTAAAGAAAGTGCGGATAAAAATAAAGTTAAAGACGCAAATAGGGTAACAACATTTTCAATTGATTTAAGTAGAGTATCGAGAGCGTCAGATTTTACTGTATTTAGAAACGGTAATTATGGTGTTGCAATTGAACGATTGGTTTCTGAAATTAAAAACATACAAAACGCCTTTGTTAAAGGAAGGGACGCTGTTGAAATGAAAGTGGAGTCAAAAATGAATGAAATCATTAAAGACCCCAAAAAAGGTGGATTTGGTTTTACCCCAACAATTAGAAACATATTTGCTGTTATTTTAGCAAATACTGACACGTATATTAGATTGATGAAAGATGTTCATCAAAAAGCAATTAGATTATCAAACACAAGAAAAGAGGATTTAGGTTTAAAAATAAGTGATGATAAAAATGAGTGTCTATATCCTTGGCCAGAAGTAAAGAAAAAAGAAAAAGATAGAAACACATACACACATTTTTATCCGGGGGATAAAGACATCGCGGAATCAATCAAGGGTAATTCATTTAGTGTTTGGCCAGAAGTTGAATTTGTTGAGACATATCATAGTATGGCAACAAAAAGAGTTGACCCATTAAGTAATAAAGAAATTTCATCATCTGAATTAACTTTTGTTTTTGATGATGATGTAGAAAGAAAACAAACAGAAAATGTTAGTACTCTTTTCAATGTAATTGGTAAAACACCTTATTCAAATAAAACACTTACTGGTGTTTTATATGAAATATATGAAAGAGCACAACACATTACATCAATGGATTCTTTTGGAATGAATACGGGGCTAAGAGAAATTGTAAAAAAAGAATTCGAAAACATTAATAATGCATTATCTGATGATGTGGATCTTAGAGATATATTATCTAAACAGATTAAAAGTTCTTCTAGTTTGGAATACTATATGCGAATTAGTTCTCCAAATGATAGATATCCATATTTTATAGATAAGTTAGCGACTGTTGACTATATTAAAGAAACTCTTGATATTGATTTTGATATAACTGATTATAACAATGTCACATACACATATAAGCTAGATACCAACTATGAGGAATTACAATCGTTTATCAATGATTATAAAGTAGAAACATATCGTTTTAATATATTTCCATTTAACACAGAAAAATATAAAACATATGTTGGTGGAAAGCCAATAACAAATAAAGATTATAATTTCAAAAAAACATTATTTGTTGGTAGAGATGGTAATTTTATAAGTTCTCCAGTAGACCCATTAGCTTGGGTAGAAAAAGATTATAGAAAAAACATGTTTACTAAAGAACTTAAAATAAGTGGTGTAACTAGAAATATGTTGAACACACCTTATTTTCACAAACAACTTTTTAGTGACTTTTTTAAAGGTGGTGCTGTAGAAAGATATACCGGCTCGGCATACCTTTTATTGAACTCATTACCATTTAAAGACTTAGATGATAAAATAACTTTTAACGAATGGGGGAACAATGAGTCTGTTCTTATGTCAACTTTATTTAGAGAAGTTGGGTCAACACATTATATTCCATATCACCTTTTATTAAAATGGGGGGCGATCTATCATAGATATAAAAAGTTTATTTTAGAGGGTGTTGACATCATATCAGGAATTACTGCACCAATTAATACAAAATACTTTTTTGACAATAACACAAACACAACACTTAATTTAAGTGGGGTTACATCAGCACTTAGCGGTGTAACAATGTCAGCGAATAAATACGCGGGATTATATCCGTACTATCATGGTGTATATCATCAGATTGTTAATGGTTATAGTTTCTTTAATCCATCTGGGTTTACAACAACAACAGCTGACGCCAACCTATCAAGCGCATTATATGTTGCTACAACAACAAACGGTGTTAATACCATTAAGTATAAAAAGCCATCTATTGGTAATGAAGCGCTATTAACATCAATTATTGATAATTCTATTTTTACAACTGGAGATAATAGATACACAATATTACCATCAAACGGAGGCACACCTCAAATAGCAATAGGTACTGGTAGATTTTATGATGTTGAACAAGATTCTTTTAGACTTATTTTAGGTCCATCAGTTGAATATCTAACCACACCAATTTTTAGCGGAATGACTTTCCCAACATATTATGAGAAATTAGAAGATGAATTAGGCGAACTTTCATTAAATGGGAATAAGAAAAAAGTGATGGATTTAATTGCAACATTTAACCCAACCCTATTAGATGAGTTTGAAAAAATGTTTATAAAGTTTGCATCATTAGATTTCGGTATTGGTGATAAAATAGGAACAACACATGATTATGATATGTTCCAAGAAATTTTAAAAGAAATCTCTAGCATACCTAAAGATGGTATAACATTATCTAGTGATGGTTATAGTAAACAACTTTATACTGCACAAGTAAAGAAGTTGGAATTAATAACAGATAAGTTATTAGAAAACAAAAACCTTAAACAAGTAACACTCGGTAACCCTAAACAAGTTGATAATAATTTATTATACAAATTAATTGAAAGAACAAGGCCTAAAAAATTCAGTAATGCATTATATACTGGTCTAACAAAACAATATGTTGAGTTATTAGAAACCGCTAGTAATTTTAGAGAACCGCAATTTAATACTAACCAATTAACACCACAAAATTACGAATACATGTTGTTGTATATTGGTGAAAATGTTTATGAACCACAATATTATAGTGGTATTACACATTTATATGCTAACTTTTTTGAAGTTAATGATATAAAGGTAGATGAACAAAACATACACGACTATAGAGAACTTGCTAGAATTTATGCTGGTTGGGTAAAATCAGAAAGTGTTAAAACACCAAATGCTTTTGTACCGACTAATGAAAAATTCATTGATTATATTACTGCCAATATTTTCAACCCAAATGATTCTAGGCTTAGAATATTTTTAGATAGTTTAATTGGAAAGTTCCCTGCACTTGGTGAAGAGAAAAAAGCGAACAGTGTAACAATTTATAATTCTTACAATGAGGCTAAAACATTAAAATTAGACACATATCAGTTCTTCAAATCATTTAATGACAAGTGGATTGCTGGTAATGCTATCGGACAAAGAAGTCTTATAGAGGAGTTTTTATTCTTAGACAGAGCCAATAGAGATATTGGCGATGAGGCATTTATAAATTTAGAAAGACTGATATCTTTATCAGACGAGAAAAATGCAAAAGTTGATTTATATAGTGCGATCTCTATTTTGATACAGGGTACTAATTTTGATATGAGACCACTTCCGGCTTATGTGAATTTTTATGGAACCAACACTTCTAACAAAAAAAGAATAATACCATCTAAAAATTTGGCTAGAAATCTTTTTGGTACCTATCTAGAAGTTGATTATCAGGAGTCTAGTCCAAAAATAATTTTACAACATATTGGAAACACATCCAAATATTTGGATTTAGCCAGAATTAGCAAAGAGTATAAATTTAAAAATGACAGTTTTGATATTAGTGACACTAATAACAATCCGTTGTTAGTTGAACCAAAAATATTCATGGATGCTGACATTTCTAAATCAAATAGAGTTGTTTCTTTTGAAATCAACTTTGGAGATCAAGGTCAGGGGTTATTTAAATCTATTTCTTTAGATCAAGCCACATATAAAAACACAACAGAAAGTGCTGTTGCACAAGAAAGATTGGCAAGATCACAAAGTGGGGGTGGAACCACACAGGTTGACATTGGTTTATTTGACATATATAAAACAGCTTCTTATCAGTGCGAGGTTACCATGATGGGGGATGTTATGATACAACCAACAATGTATTTTTATTTATCAAATGTACCTATGTTCCATGGAACATATTATATTATGGAAGTTAATCACTCGATAAAAGGTAACAGTGTTGAAACATCGTTCAAGGGTGTTAGAATTTCAAATAGTAGTTTACCTAAAATGAGTGACTCATTTGTTGCTAGTTATAGACCATTGTTTAGTAGAATATTATCTGCAGCATTAAGAAAGAAACAACAACTAGCAAATCAAGTTAAATCAGAGAAAAACTTTGATTTTAAAAACAAAGGTGGTAACGTTACTATTGATATTGGTACACAGTTACTTAATGAAGATATTGAGAAAAAATTGGTAAAAGAAAGTGGTTACTATTTGAACTTAATACCATACAATGGGGCTAAACTAACTGACGCATATGGAAAATCGGTTGAAGAAAAGTATGTTCAACTTATTGATAGAGGAGATACTGATAAGAAACCATGGTTAAGAGCTAGAGTTGTTCTTATGGGGGGAAACATATATAAATTAGAAGATACAGATAAAATGCTGGGGATTTCTTATTTAACATCATCACCTAATGTAGTTAAAACTTGGGGAGACATTAAGACCACACTATATGAATTTTGTGCGGTTAGACTTAATACCACAGGAAAAGAGAAAGAGGTATTAAACACAAAGACAATCAAATTCTCTAATCCTAAGACAGGAACTAATTACGAGTTAGCTTCTAATATTGATCCAGTAAATGGAAAATATGATGGGATTGTGCATTCAGCTCCTAAAATTGATTTGGGTAACTACGGAATAGCGATGAACAGCAGATTAATGAAAAAATTAAAATTAAACGAAGGAGACTTGGTTTATTTTCAGATGAATTAAAAATTAACAAAAATTGGGATATTTATAGTAATATATTATAAAATATGGAAAATAATAAATTTAAAAACAGTGTAGATCAATTTCTTAGTCCTAAAACAACTAAGAGAGTGTCAACAGATGGTAAAGAAGAAGAAGTTTGCGACTTACAGACTGGCGAATGTTATGTTATAAGAAGCAAAGATGGTATTGTTGAAAGAATAAATAAAAAATACATTACCGAAGACGGTAGACAATTATTACAAGATTAAAATTATGCTAGAGCAAAAATTATTAGACGAAATTAATAGATACAAATCTATTAACAGAAATGCAAGCAAGCATTATATAATGGAGCAAGAAGAGGTTCCGATGCCACCAGCGCCAGCAGATGCTGCAGCTGATATGCCACCGGCTCTACCTCCAGCACCAGATGCGGCTGCAGCCCAAGCACCAGGGACAATAGAAGAACCAGAATCAAGCACTGAGGAGGTTGATGTTACCGATTTAGTTAATATGACTAAAAACATTAAAAATGACCTCGAAAACACTAAGGGGGAAAACGGTACCGTAATCCAAAAAATGGACGACGTATTCTCTAGACTTGGTGAATTAGAACAAAAGTTATCTCAAATGGATAGCATATTAGTTAAAATTGATCAATTAGGTAGTCAAATACAAAACATAAAGGAACCAACTCCGGTAGAAAAACTGGAAATGAGGTCTTTAGATTCATATCCTTTTAACCAAAAGCCACAGGAATTTTTTGCAAACAAGCAAGGAGAAATGAGAGCTAGTGGTAAAAACGAATACGTATTAACAAAAAGCGATGTTGAAAATTATTCTCAAGACGAGATAGAAAAAACTTTTAATCCAATAAACGATGAATCTCAGTTCTAACGTAAACGCGTTTTTATCAATACAAATCCAATTTAAAATCCTTCATTGGCAAACAAAGGGGTATGCTAGACATATCGCTTTTGGTGAAATATATGACCAATTAGACGAATTAGTTGATGAGTATATTGAGGTTGCTATGGGTAAATGGGGGAGATTTGTGGTAGATGAAAAACTAAATACGATTGTCTATAAAAATTTATCAGAAATCAATATGGTTGACTTTCTTCAAGAATTTAAAGGTAAGTTATATATGTTAACAACCGAGTTAAACCAAGAGAAAGATACTGACTTATTAAATTTAAAAGATGAAATTCTGGCAAAAATCAATAAATTAGCATATCTATTAACGCTAGAATAAAAAAAAAAGAAAAAATTTTAAGCCCAGATTTTGCGATCTGGGTTTTTTTATTTATATTAGATAGAGAAGTAATTTAAAAACTTAAAAACAATTATTATGTCTAATGTAACAGATTTTGTACTGGCGCAGTACGAGAAAAACAGTCAGGCCGGTAATTCTAAACCTAGAGTTAGCGACGAAGAGCGTTTAAAAAAGTATTTTGCACCAATTTTACCTAAAGGTAGTCAGTCAGGAGAAAAAAGAATCAGAATTATTCCCCCTAAAGACGGCGGTACCCCATTCGTTGAAGTTTATTTTCACGAGGTTCAGGTTGACGGTAAATGGGTAAAATTATATGATCCGAGCCAAAATGGTACTATCGGAGGTGTTAAATCACCATTAAATGATGTGTATAAAGCACTTCAAATGACTGGTAATGAAGCAGATAGAACTCTTTCTTATGGTTACAAGCCAAGAAAATTCTATGTTGTTAAAGTTATCGATCGTGAAAACGAACAAGATGGAATTAAGTTCTGGCGTTTCAAACACAGTGGAAAAAGAGACGGTGTTCTTGATAAGATCATTGCTTTATGGAAACTAAAGGGGGATATCACAAATGCGGACGCAGGCCGTGATTTGATGATTTCAATGAACCTTTCGAAGAAACCAAATGGTGGTGAGTACACAACAATTACCGCAATTTTCCCTGACGATGTTGCACCATTGAGTGCGGACGAAGCACAGAAAAATGCTTGGTTAAATGATACTACAACATGGGAAGATGTTTATGCTAAAAAACCAGTTGAGTATTTGGAAGGCGTAGCATTGGGTTATGTTCCTAAATGGAACGCTGACACCAAGAAATGGGTGTATGGTGAAGAAGCTTCAGCTGATTTAGGTGGTACACCATCTGCTCCAGTTGTTGATCCACAAGTAGATGAAGAGGCAGACGAAGATTTGCCGTTCTAATAAAATTAAAGGGTGGTATTAATTTACCACCCACTTTAAAATCAAGTTTATGGCTGGTATTAAGAAAAAACAATTTAGCGAAGACGATATTTTAAAAGAGTTTTCGACAAAAACAAAATATAAAGACACTAATTACTACTATTGTGGTCAAGCATTTTTAGATGCTTGTGGTATGCCTGGTCCGGTTATGGGTGGGATTAATATGTTTTTAGGACATTCTAACTCATCTAAAACTACTGCAATGATTTTGGCTGCAGTAGATGCACAAAAGAAAGGTGATTTACCTGTTTTCATTATTACAGAAAAGAAATGGAATTGGGAACACGCGGTTCAATTGGGTTTACAAGCAGAACAAGATGAAGATGGAGAATGGCATGGTAATTTTATTTTCAATGATGGCTTTGACTATATTGAAGAGATTACTGATTTTGTTAACAAATTAATTGATGCTCAAGCGTCAGGTAAATTAAACAGAAGCTTATTGATTTGCTGGGATTCTGTTGGATCTGTTCCATGTAAAATGACTTTTGAAGGTAAAGGTGGCAAGCAACATAATGCTTCTGCTTTAGCTGATAAAATCGGTATGGGATTACATTCAAGAATTTCTAAATCAAAGAAAGAAGATTATCCATCTAAAGACAATCCGTTATATATTACAATGATTGTTGTAAACCAACCTTGGGTTGAACTTCCGGATAATCCATTTGGACAACCAGAAATTAAAGCAAAAGGAGGAGAAGCCGTATGGTTAGCATCATCAATTGTTTTCTTATTTGGTAATCAGAAAAAGGCCGGTATCAATCACATTGATGCTGTTAAAGGTGGAAGAAAAGTAACATATGCAATTAGAACTAAAATTTCTATTTTGAAAAATCACGTAAATGGTTTAGCATATAGAGATGGAAAAATTATTGCGGTTCCACAAGGATATATTCACGACACTAAAGAAGCGTTAGATGAATACAAAAAACAATATTCTGATTATTGGAATCAGGTGTTGAGTGGTTTTGGTGACGGTGAAATTGAGTTTACAGAAACAGATTTTGCGGATGCCGATACCAAAGAAGAAGAAATGGGTTAGTATTGTTTAACTATAAATAAAAATTAAATGTCCGTTCTATTAGTCGATGGGGACAATTTATTAACGATTGGATTTTACGGATGCAAAAACTTTTTTTATAAAGGTGAACACATCGGCGGAATTTATCACTTTCTGAATACATTAAGAAAGACATTCGAAACATATCATTTGGATAAAATTTGCGTTTTTTGGGACGGAGAAAATTCGTCTCAAGAACGTAAAAAAATCTACTTTCAATACAAAGAAAATCGTAGATCCAGTAGATTAACAGAAGAAGGTCAAAACTCTTACAATTATCAAAGAAATAGAATTAAGCGTTATCTTGAAGAACTATATGTTCGCCAGGGTGAGTTCGCTAATTGTGAAGCAGATGATTGTATTGCTTACTACTCTCACAACTCTCCTAAAGAGAAAAAAATCATTTATTCATCAGATCGAGATCTAGCTCAACTAGTCAGTAAAGATGTTTCTTTATATAACCCGTCTCATCATAAGTTATATGAGCCAAACAGCAATATTGAATATGACAAAGAAACAATTCTTATTGAGAATGTTAAATTGGTAAAAATATTGGTTGGTGATCCATCTGACAATATTTCCGGTATTAGAAATCTTGGAATAAAAAAATTGTTACACCTTTTTCCTGATATTCAAACAAAACCTTTAACACTTGAAGAAGTTAGAAAAATGGGTGATGATATTTTTGAGCAGGACAAAGAAAATAAATTAATACAAAACTTTTTAACGGGCGTTACCAAATTAGGTGTTTTGGGTGAGGAATTCTTTTATGTGAATAATAAGATTGTTAACCTAGATGAGCCAATATTAACCGAAGAAGCTAAAAACGACATTTTAGCTCTAGTTAATGATAATCTAGACACCGAGGGTAGGTCTTATAAGAATTGTATGAAAATGATGATGGAAGATGGTATGTTTACTGTTTTACCAAAACATAATGATGCTTGGCTTAATTTTTTAAAACCTTACTTAAAATTAACCAGCATTGAAAAAAATAAAAAAAAAATAATAAAATTTAAAATTTAACTAAAATGAACATTCAAGAGCAAAACAAATTCGAATTCCTTTTGACTTTAGACGGAAACATCATCTGCCAAAGATTTTTTAACGTTAGGGATTATAATCCTAGATGCCGAAAATCTATGGAATTACACTATGAAGTGAAAAATATTTCTGAAGAAATTTCGGAAGATTTGAAACTAAAAAGTTCTGATTATCTTGTCGAAAATCAAAATTTTTTTATGAATAACGACTTTGTGGAAGATCCTAAAGAGTCTGAAGAACAATATTTTTTATTGCAAATCAAACAGGGTGACGACGTATTTATTGAAAGAATATTCCCTGCACACTATTATCATCCAAAAGTTAGATATTCAGTTGATATTAGACCAAAGCTTAGGAGAATTCTTAATAACTTAACTGAAATTTTGTCATTGAGAGAGCCTGAGACGTTTTATCTTCAGTACGAGTGGTAATAGAAAAAACAAACAAATAAATAAATTAATAACATGAACGAGAAAAATTTCGGCCATATAGGCATCACATTTCAAGAAAGACTTTTAAAAACTATTATAGAGGATAAGAAATTTGGATATACCATTGTAGACGTAATTGAAAGTAATTATTTTGACAATAACGCTTTTAGATTTATAATGGAGAATATCAAAGAATATTATGAAAAATACAATAGTATTCCCTCATATAATGGTTTGAACGAAAAGATTCTCGGAGACTTAAAAGGTGTTAATGAAACTCAAACTAGACTATTCTTAGATAGTGTTGATAACATCAAGAACTTACCTCAAGATAATACTGAGGAGCAAACAAAAGCTCAGGCAATGAATTTTTGTAAGCAACAAGTACTTAAAAAAGCACTAAAAGAAGTTGATGTTATTAGCAGTAACGGCGATTTTGAAAATTATCACAAAATTGAGGAGATAATTCAAAAAGCGTTACAAGTTGGCCAGGATACAAATGATATTCAAAACGTATTTGAAAACATCAAAGATGCATTAAAAGCTGATTCTCGTTTACCAATTCCAACCGGAATTTTGGGTATAGATAATCTTCTTAATGGTGGTCTTGGTAGAAGTGAACTCGGTGTGGTATTAGCGCCGACAGGTACTGGTAAAACCACATTATTAACCAAGTTTTCAAATGAGGCTTTTAATAATGGTTATAATGTTTTGCAAATCTTTTTTGAAGATAATGTTAATAATATTAAAAGAAAACATTATACGATTTGGTCCAAAATTGCTCCGGACGAACAGCCAGAAAACGCAGAACAAGTTGAGGAAGCGGTTACCGAAGCACAAAATAGATCAAAGGGCCAATTAAAACTTTTAAAGTTTCCTAGTGATTCTGTTACAATGTCTGAAATAAAAACAAAAATTAGGAAGATGATTGCTGATGGTTTTAAAATAGATTTAGTAACTTTGGATTATATTGATTGCGTTACTGCCGATAGAAATAACTATAATGAAGAGTGGAAGGGCGATGGTGCAATTATGAGACAATTAGAAGCTATGACATCTGAATTTGATATTGCGGTTTGGACGGCAACACAAGGTAACAGAGCATCTATTGCTTCTGAAGTTGTTACAACAGATCAAATGGGCGGATCAATTAAGAAAGCACAAATTGGTCACGTAGTGATTTCTATTGGTAAAACATTAGAGCAAAAAGAACACAACTTAGGTACATTAACATTACTTAAGTCTCGTATCGGTCAAGATGGTGTAGTATTCCAAAACTGTACCTTTGACAACAAGTATCTATATATTGATACTGAAACGCAAAATACTCTGCTTGGACACAAGGAAGAGAAAGAGGAAGAAAGAAAAAACAGAACTCGTGAGCTTTACAAAGCAGCACAAGAAAAAAACCTAATTCAATAATAAAAAAACAAAAAAGAAGATGACAGAAAAGATTTTACAAGACAACCCAGGACGTTTCGTGCTTTTTCCAATAGAGCACAGTGATTTATGGAAATTATTTAAACAGCAAGAAGCGTGTTTTTGGACAGCTGAAGAGATTGATTTAGGACAAGATGTATATGATTGGGAAAATAAACTTAATGCAGACGAGCAGCATTTTGTTAAACACGTGTTGGCATTTTTTGCTGCATCAGATGGTATTGTAAATGAAAACTTAGCAATGAATTTTGTTAACGAAGTTCAATATACTGAAGCTAAATTTTTCTACTCTTTCCAGATGATGATGGAAAACATTCATAGTGAAACGTATTCTTTATTAATTGATTCGTATATTAAAGATAAAGAAGAACAAAATAAATTATTTAATGCTATTGAGACAATTCCAGCCATTAAGAAAAAAGCCGAATGGGCGATTAAATGGATTAATTCAGAATCTTTTGTTGAAAGATTAGTTGCATTTGCTGCGGTTGAAGGTATTTTCTTCTCTGGATCATTCTGTTCTATTTTCTGGTTAAAGAAAAGAGGGTTGATGCCTGGTTTAACATTCTCAAATGAATTAATTTCTCGTGATGAGGGTATGCACTGTGATTATGCTTGTCATTTATTTAACAATCATATTGAAAATAAAATATCCGAAAAAAGAATTAAAGAAATTATCTGTGGCGCTCTAGAAATTGAAAAAGAATTTATTCTTGATGCATTACCAGTTCGCTTAATTGGTATGAACTCTGATTTAATGTCACAATACTTAGAGTTTGTTACAGATAGATTGTTAGTTGCGTTAGGTTGTTCTAAAGTTTATAATGTAGAAAACCCATTTGATTTTATGCAAAATATCGCATTACAAGGTAAAACTAATTTCTTTGAAAAGAGAGTTGCTGAATACCAAAAAGCAGGTGTTAATAATGGTGCCGAAGATTTAAATTCAGCATTTGGTGAAGTTGATTTTTAATTTTAAAAAGATTTAATGAAATGAAAGTAAAAAAGAGAAATGGTGAATTAGAAGAAATGAGATATGACAAGATCACTAGAAGAATTAGTGCTCTATGTGATGATCTTAATACTGAATATATTGACCCAACGTTTATTACACTAAAAGTTACTCAAGGAATTTATGATGGTATATCAACATCAGAATTGGATGTATTAGCTGCAGAAACTGCGGCTTCCATGACAACAACACACCCGGACTACGCAAAATTAGCGGGTAGGTTAGCGGTAACTAATTTACACAAAACAACACCTAAAAAGTTTTCACAAGCAATAAAAGAATTGCATTCGTTTGTTGAGCCAAGAACAGGTAAAGAATCATCACTAATTGCTGATGATGTTTATGAGTTTGTTATGGAAAACAAAGAAATTATTGATGGTGCAATTGTTTTAGATCGTGATTTTGATTTTGAATATTTTGGTTTTAAAACACTAGAGCGTTCTTACTTATTAAAGATTGCTAATCGTGTTGTAGAAAGACCTCAGTACATGTATATGAGAGTTGCTGTCGGTATTTGTGGTGGCGATATTAAAATGGCATTAAGAATCTATGATGATTTATCACAACATTTTTATACACATGCTACACCAACATTATTTAATGCTGGTACACGTAGACCACAGATGTCATCTTGTTTCTTAATTGGAAACAAAGGAGACGATATTGATGGACTATTTGATACAATCAAAGATGTAGCAAAGATTTCTAAATGGGCTGGAGGTATCGGTCTTCATGTACATGATGTTCGTGCTAAAGGTGCTTACATTAAAGGCACAGGTGGTGAATCTGATGGTTTATTACCTATGATGAAAACATATAATGAGGTTGCTCGTTGGATTAATCAAGGTGGAAAACGTAAAGGGTCATTTGCTATTTACTTAGAACCTTGGCATGCGGATGTTTTTGAATTTATTGATTTAAGAAAAAATCATGGTAAAGAAGAAATGCGTGCTAGAGATTTATTCTTAGCAATGTGGACACCTGACTTATTTATGCAACGTGTAGAAGAAGATGGTGATTGGTCATTATTTTCTCCTGATGAAGCTCCAGGGTTATCTGATGTATATGATACACCAACACAAAAAAATTTCACAGAACTATATACTCAATACGAGCAAGAAGGTAAAGCAAGAAAGGTTGTTAAAGCTAGAAAATTAATGGATGCTATTTTAACAGCACAAATTGAAACTGGAACTCCGTACATGTTATATAAAGATGCTGCGAACTATAAGTCAAACCAAAAAAATCTTGGAACAATTAAATCCTCAAATTTATGTACTGAGATTATTGAGTATAGTTCTCCAACAGAACAAGCGGTATGTAATTTAGCATCTATTGCTTTACCAAAATATATTATTGATGGTGAGTTTAATCATGAATTATTATATGATTACACATATCAAGTGGTTAAGAATTTAAATAATGTTATTAATTTAAATTTCTATCCAACAGAGGAAACCAAAAATTCAAACTTTAAACACAGACCAATTGGTTTAGGTGTGCAAGGTTTAGCTGATGTATTCTGTATGTTAAATTTACCATTTGAAAGCGATGAAGCGGATAAGTTGCAGACAGATATTTTTGAAACAATTTATTTTGCTGCGATGACATCATCAAATGATTTAGCAAAACAATATGGCCCATATGAATCTATTGTTGGATCACCAATTGAAAAAGGTGTGTTCCAATTTGAGATGTGGGGTAAAACAGATAAAGATTTGTCAGGTAGATGGGATTGGAAAAAATTAAGAAAAGAGGTTGTTAACAATGGTGTTAGAAACTCTTTATTGGTTGCCCCAATGCCCACAGCATCTACTGCACAAATTTTAGGTAATAACGAAGCATTTGAACCATTTACAACTAATTTATATTCTCGTCGAACATTGGGTGGTGAGTTTATTGTAATCAATAAACACCTGGTAAATCAACTTCTTAAATTGAATTTATGGAATGATGATATTAAGAAGAAATTGATTATGGAAAATGGGTCAGTTCAAAACATTCCAGAAATTCCGGTGGAAGTAAAGGAGGTTTATAAAACTGTTTGGGAGATGTCGCAAAAAAGAATTTTGACAATGTCAGCGAATAGAAGTGTGTTTATTGATCAATCACAGTCTTTAAACTTATTTATTGACAATGCAACAAAACCAAAATTATTAGCAGCACATTTATATGGTTGGAAAATGGGATTAAAAACTGGTATGTATTATTTAAGAACAAGATCTGCGGTAGACGCATTAAAAGGTCTTGGTATCGATACATCAACAGCTAAACCAGCGGAACAACCAGTACAACAAAGTGTGACATATGTAACACCAACAAATAATACCATTATCAGCGAAAATACACCAGAATTGGTTATGACGAGTGAAAGACCCACAGATTCACCATTTGAGTGTGAGGGATGTGGATCGTAAGATAATGGGTGGCTCCCTCAAAGTTTACTGTCGTCAAGGCGTACCTTGAGCATCCAGGGCTTGATTTAATACAGGGGGGCGAATATCAAGTCACTATTATTGCGACACTTATCGCGACATTTTTTAGGAAGTGTCGCGATTTTTTATTTATAACCATTTTGGTATTGTTTATATTTATTGTTATGGCTACAAAATACGGTTTAGATTTTCCGTTCAGACAGAGTAAGATTGGTGACTATGTTAAAATGACTATCACCACTGAGGAAGAGATACGCGCTAATCTCATACATCTTTTATTAACAAGAAAAGGTAGTAGATATTTTTTACCTGATTTTGGTAGTCGTTTATATGAATATATATTCGATTTGAACGATAGTGTGACGTATGCTCACATAGAGGATGAAATCAGAGATTCGGTTAGAAAATACATACCAAATTTAGAAATAAATGCAATAAAAATAACAAACGCAGAATTAGACCCAGAACAACAGTCTATTGTTAGTGAGGAAAGTGATGCTAGACTTTTTAGAGTTAGTGACGCATCAACAAAACCATATACTGCTAAAATAAGAATTGACTATACAACCAATAACGGTGCGTTTGGTTCTTCTGATTTTATAATTATTAATATATAACATGGCAAAAAACATTTCATATACAAACAGAGATTTCGCTGGAATCAGACAGGATTTAGTTCAATTAACTAGAGATTACTATCCTGAATTAATTAACAACACAAATGATGCATCGATATATTCTGTATTGTTGGATTTAAACGCCGCGGTTGCTGATAACCTACATTTTCATATTGATAGGGTGTGGCAAGAAACCATGTTAGATTTTGCTCAACAAAGACAATCATTATTTCACATTGCAAAGACATACGGGTTTAAAGTTCCTGGTCCTAGACCATCAGTTGCATTATGTGACTTTAGTATAAATGTACCGGTTAGAGGAGATAAAGATGATGAAAGATATGAGGGTATTTTAAAATCTGGTGCACAGATTTCTGGCGGTGGTCAAATTTTTGAAACAATTACCGACATTGATTTTTCAGTACCATATAACGAAAAAGGGGAGCCTAATAGATTAAAAATACCAAATTTTGATGGTAATAATAAATTGATTTCATATACAATAGTTAAAAGAGAACCGGTTGTTAATGGAATCACAAAGGTTTATAGACGAGTTATTACTGCTCAAGAACAAAGACCATTTTTAAAGCTATATCTACCTGAAAAAAATGTTTTAGGTGTTACCGGTGTTATTCATAAAGACGGAACAACTTTTGCTGGTAATCCAACAGATGCTGAATTTATTAACAGTAATAACAAATGGTATGAAGTACAATCATTGGTTCAAGAAAAGGTCTTTATACCAAACAGAACAGCTATATCTGACAGAGCAAATTTTAAAGCAGGAGAATATCGCAGAGTATCTAATAAATTCATAACAGAGTACACACCAGAAAGTTATTTCTCATTAACATTTGGTTCTGGAAATATAGATCCATTAGAAAACTTAGACAATTATATTACAAATAATCTTAAAGTAAATTTAGGAACTTATTTAAATAACCAATCACTTGGTGCTATACCAAAGATAAACACAACATTGTTTGTGAAATATAGAATTGGTGGTGGTAAAGAAAGCAATTTGGGGGTTAATGTAATCAGCAACATAGATAATGTTGATTTTGAAATTACTGGTCCAAATTCAACGACTAATGATCAGGTAGCACAATCTTTAATTGTTACAAATATAACACCAGCTGTTGGTGGTTCAGACCAACCAGGTATTGAAGAACTAAGAGGTTTAATATCATATAACTTTGCAGCACAAAACAGAGCAGTTACTTTAAATGATTACAAATCATTAATTGAAACAATGCCATCAACTTATGGTGCCCCAGCTAAAGTGAATGTAATGGAAGAAGACAACAAAGTAAGAATAAAACTATTATCATATGATGAGTCTGGTAATCTTACCGACATTGTTTCAACCACTTTAAAAAATAATATACTAAATTATCTATCAGAGTTTAGAATGATTAATGATTATTTAGATATTGTTAGTGGAGAAGTTATCGATTTGGCTCTAGAGGTTGATGTTATAATGGATAAAAACCAAAACCAAACAGAAGTTTTACGCGACATTATATCAAGAATCACCGCATATTTTGCAATTGATAAAAGAAAAATGGGTGACCCTCTTTTTGTTGGTGAATTAATGTCAGAAATAACAAATGTGTCTGGTGTGGTTAACGCCGTAGAGATTAGAGTTTTTAACAAAACTGGTGGGGAGTATTCTTCTTCAGAGGTGTCAGTAGCATATAAAGATGCGGTTACAAAAGAAATTGGTCAAACCGATATGACCATTCATATGAAGTCGAATCAAATATTCCAAATTCGCTTCCCTAATAAAGATATAAAAATCCGCGTTAAAACCACAGGAACGACTACATATTAATCTATTTTTTAGTTATCTTTTAGTACTAGAAAACTTAAGAGTTTCTATTTATAGATAGTATGATTCAAAAGCACCGTATTAATACAGAGATTGGTACAGACAAAACGATTAATATCGAGCTTAAGCAAGATTTTGATCTTTTAGAGATTCTGTCATTAAAGTTTACTCAACAAGAAGCTTATACATCAATATGCGCCGATTATGGCGTTGTGTGTGGTAGAGTTGTTGTAAATAACGGATTTGGTGTACCTAATGCTAGGGTTTCAATATTTGTGCCAATAAATGACATAGATGAAACCGATCCGGTTGTTTCTGCTTTATATCCTTATAAAATCTCCACTGATTCAAATGAAGATGGTTATCGTTACAATCTTTTACCATCTAGAAAACAACATGGTGGACATACCCCAACTGGTACTTTTTTTGATCAAGAAGATATTTTAACCAGAGAAGAGTGTTTAGAAGTTTTTGAAAAATATTACAGATATACAGCAAAAACAAACTCTGCGGGTGATTTCATGATCTGGGGAGTCCCTCTTGGCGATCAACAAATTCATGTTGATATTGACTTATCAGATATGGGTTGTTTTTCACTTAGACCATATGATTTTATTAGACAAGGAACCTCTGAAGATAGATTTGATAGATTTTACAGATTTAAATCAGATAGTGATTTAGACGGGTTACCACAGATTGTATCATTTAAAAGGGCTGTGGAAGTTGCTCCTTTTTGGGGTAATAAAGATTTATGCCAAATTGGAATCAATAGAGTTGATTTTGACCTATCAAACTTTGGTATTAAAGTAGCACCAATATCTCTAGTTTTAGTTTCAAGTGTAACAGATGATGAATCAGATGCGGTAAAGAAAAGTGGTGTAATCAGAATGAAAACAGGTTACAAGTGTAATCTACAAACGGAAACTGGTTCTATTGAGGGTGTTAGATATACGGGTAAAAAAGTTATTGGCTCTGATGGTGTTTCAATATATCCGGAATTAGAATATTTTAATCCAGGTATAATTGAAGAAGATGGTTCATCAATGATGGTTGTTGAAATGAATATGGATTATACCTACACAAATGAATTTGGTGAGTTAGAAATTACCAATGATTCAAATAAAGGTATTCCAACAACAACTGTTGCTCGTCTTAGAATGTCGCTAGATAATAGCGATCAGCAAGCAAGAAAGGGAACACAATCAGGACATTATTTAATACCAAACATTCGTGAATTTAATAATTACACAAACGGTACTAATAACAACGGTGAATATAGCGAAGCTTTATTATCAACATATACATTTTCAAATGTTTTTGAAGATTATTTTAGAGTTCCGGCACCAACAGGTGTTACATTGGAATCTTTAACAACATCACAAAGAACGCACAAAAAAGAATTGATGTTAGGGGAATACCCTGATTATATTCCAAAAGACTATTTCTATAAATTTATTTATGGTAAAGTATATACCCCATCTTCTTTTCAGGGATCACACTATGAAACATCAGCCATTGAAAGTTTTTTTGGTTTATCAAGAAGAGACGCTTTTTTAGGTATAAAAGAAATTAGACCAAACGCTGAAGATGATTGTTCGGGTAATGCAAATTATTTACCAACAAACTTTGGTTTTAAAAATAGAATCAAATTTAATTTGATAATTGCGGAAATATTATTGTTCGTTCAATTTGTTTATTCAATTGTTTTATTAAAGTTCGCTGAATTAGTTGGTAGTTTCTTTTGGAGTGTTGCTCAATTTTTCTATGACATATATTTTGGTTGGCCATTTAACTGGAGACCATTTGAAAGATTTTCAGAACAATTAAAAGACTTAGCATACAGAATTTCAGATAGATTAACACAACAATTGTCTTTAACAGTTTATCCGGATTGTGAAGAATGTTCAACAGATGATAGTGGTATTGTTAAAGATATTTCTAGTTCTAACAATTATTGTAGAGTTTCAGAGGCTAGTTTTTATAGTTTTAAATTTGATGTTGCTCTCGGACTTGGTAAAGGGGTTCTTTTAGTTATACCAAATAATGCTAGTTCTGCTAAATATAAAAATTTAACAACCGACCCTACTTTTTTACCAGACAGATTTGTTGGTCAATATGCCAAAGATAATGGAGGACAATGTAGTGGCACAACATCACCATCATATTCACAATTAGATGGGATATCTTCTTTGACTGCAACAGTTCCGGACGATCCATCGTCCAATCACAGATACTATGCTGAATTCTACCCGTCACCAAGTTCAGGTACTCAAGGGTCTTTTACCCCCTTTATTGGTGCTCTTAAACCTTTAGCTTCACACACAGATTCATCTGATATTACTGTTAGAACATATACGTCTGGTAGTGATCCAATTCTTGATATTATTATGACTTCGTTTTTACCAACTGTTGGTGGTAGTGTTGTGAATGGTGCAAAATATATTAGTTTTACCATTCAAGAATGGTTAGATATTACGGGGGTAAATTTAGATGAATCAGGTATTGTTCCAAACAATACTGTTTTAAGAATTTATGATAGAGCAACAATTAAAGATCCATCATTAGTTGGTACTACTTTATCAATTGAAAGTGGTTGTGAAAAATATGATAAGTTTTATAATGAAGCTAATGCTTATAAATATTTCTTTGGAACGGGGACATATGGGTCACCAACAGACCCATTAAACCCACCAACATATTCTACTGGTTATCTTGAACAAACTTCAGCAACATCACCAAGCGGTGCTCATTCGTTATTATCAACAATTTCAGGCGGGGCATCCACTAGAAGATTGCCATATAAGCAAGCATGGAGAAAAATTTCTAATGCCACATATGATAGAAAAACAAAATCAGGATTAACAGAAATTAGAGATGGTGTGTTTACGGTTATCCCGGTAATTGATGGTGAAACAAAAAACACCAATGTTATTTTAGAGTGGTATCGTAGAAAAAGAGTTGGCGCATATTTCTGTGGGGGAGTTGTAAATTATTCATATGTAGATAACTGGTTAAACGGTTTATTATATTTCTTTAAATTTGATTTTACTCTAAGATGGGATAACGTTAGTGTTCTTGATTTGAATCAAAGAGGGTCAAAATTCCCAAGAGAGTTAGTTTTTTATAATGTATTGGATCAAAAATTTTATTATAGATCAACACCATATAACCCAACAACAAAAACTTTTATTGGTCAAAATGTTGGGACATATGTAGAGTTATTACATCCAACAACATTTTATGACGTTGGTGTTAGAGATGAATTTTTTGATGAAATTTGTTTTGATCCACAAGTAGATCCAAACTGTTCAGTTATTAGAGATTTAACTGTAACATCATATCAAGATCCTGGACAGGTTTTAGAACATGTTATAAACTATCGAATGGATGCTAGCCAGGCTAAATTTGATATTAATGATTTCTTTACTGGTCAAGGTATGGGGTCTAATATGAGAGTATTAGATGGTGATATTAGACAACTTATGTCAATAAACTGTGAAGCAGGTATTGAGGCATTTGACTTAGATACAGTACAATACTTTATTTTCAATGGTGAATACCTAGACCCAGAAGACCCTACATATGCATCATATTTTAAAAATGGTGATGGTTCTTGGGGGGCAACACCTATTGATTTTAAATTAGATCAAAATGGTAGAACGGTTAGATTGTGTTTAAATAAAAGACTTGGTGATTATACACAAGAAGTTCCTTTTTATTTGTGGGACAAACTTGCTGAGGGATTTGGTGTAAACGACTTTCAATCGTTTAAAAGAAATGCGATAGCGGTTAGACCACTACAAAGAATGTTATCATTATCTGGTAGTACTGCAACTACAACAAATTATTTAATGGCAGATGGTGAAGAAGAATATATTATGAAACCGATGACTAAAACTCACGGAACTTTTTCGTATACAGGTAATTTCCCTGATATGTTAGAAAGATTTGAAGTTATCACATTGTCAGGAACTACACCACCAAACGCAACACTATATGTAGAAGGTGATTTATGGTTAGAAGTTATAACATATGGTGCAAGTGGGTTTAGAAAAGACCCATACACTGGTAACATCAGAGTAGTACTTAATGGTGCGTGGAGTTCACCAATTGCTTATGTAAGCAATCAAGGTGCTAACAATACAGAAATGTTTATTTTCCCAACAGCAAATAACTATGCTGGTTCATTACAAACATTATCAACTGGATTTCATTTTTATTTTGGATTAAGACCGGGGGCAACGGCTTATGATAAGTTCATAAAATATTACGGACCTAAAGGAGCGTTCCCATCAGCAGAATAATGGAAAAGAAACAAATAATATTACCTGAAAAACAATTCTATCAAGCACCTGTTGAAGATCAAACAATATCTATTGGTTTAGAAACCAGAGAAGAACTTTTAAGAGAGGGTGACAAAACAATTATTTTAGATTTAGAGAGATTGTTTAACAAAGAAAGAAACGATAGTAAAAAATATAAGATATTTGGTAAAATAAGAATGATCTTTAGAAACATGTATAAGGGAGAATCTACTTATAGTAATTTAAGAGAATATCTTTATTTACATGGTGATGGGTCTGATTTAGGTAATTACGAGGGTTACTTACCATATGATGAGTTTGCGTTTTTAAGACGTGACATTTATAGAAATGTTGTGAATACCCCTACAGGTACTACAACAAATAATCTTGGTACATATACACCAACATTTTCTTTGCCAACACAGATACCAAACAAACATCAGAATATATCGATGATGGATGCTCCGTATCATAATTGGAATTTATATTTGACATATGTTTATGCTCATGATGCTAACTACCCTATAACATACACATTAACTGGTGGAACAAAAACAATATCCGGTAATGTTGCTGGAAATGGGATTCCGTGTAGAGTTGAAAGTTTATCTAGTTATTATAGATTAACATGCCCAGTACCACACGGTATTAATGAAGGCGAATATGTTATTATAAGTGGGAAGACAAGATCAATTGCTAGTTTTGGTAATGAAAAGTTTGATTCAGAAAAATATGTTTTAAATTTAAGTAAAGCACAATTTAGTGGTACGCCATTATCTACAATTGTTTTAATTAAAAGATGTATCGATAAAAATAATGTTACTGGTAGCACATCAAATTATTATGTTCATAAACATAAAATTATAACTAAAACTACCGATTATATTTTAGATAAAGCTGGTTTTGAAACACCAATATTTGAAGAGGAGAAAAAATTATTATTTGAAAACAGTGCGGGTATTGATGATTTTTTAGTTGAAAGAAATAGACAAGAAGCTGTTTTATTTGACTTTAGAGATGAATTTGTTTTAACTGGTTTGACAAATAATTTAGGTTATAATCCAACAGAAATATATCTATCAGTTATTTTTAGAAATGGTTCTGGTTATTTTGATTATCCAGTAAAGGTTGGTTATCGTTTTCACTTACACGATTCTTGGGTTGATGAACACTTTAACGGAACAACAGCAAATGAACCATCATTAACAAGCTCACAGTATCTTAAAACAGGGACTACAATAACATTTTATACTGGTAACACTTTAACAACAGGGACTACTCTCGTTGGGGCATTTGTTGAGTACAATCCTATGGAAATGAAAGAAAGAATAGTTTCAGAAGCATTTCATAAACTAACAAATCCAACAGAAATTTTTGACTTTGGTCAAACATCGGGCACAACATATAGCGGAACATCCGTTACTAATAAATTGGGGATGTATTATCAACCTCATTATAGAATAAAATTAAGAGAATTATCACCTTATGTCGAAACTTTTAACACAAACAACATTCTGGATTTACCAGACAATGCCAAATACGATCCATCTGATGGGTTATGGAAATGGAGAGACATCT